AGCTGAGGCGTATGTAGCGCGCAACCCAGAGATAATGACTGACTATCAATATGGTCCATATACGCTTACTGGCGCTGAAGGCAATAACTACCGTGAGATATTACTCATGGATGGTCCAGAAGCTGATAAGTATGAAGCTCTCACAGATGAAATGCTTAAATTAGAAAATGAAATAACAGATGGCATAGGTGCTCCAAGAGGATATCTGGATAGAGATGTCTTAATGGAATTTGATGATAGTAGCCAGTTTAAAGAGCCTTTTAAAAGGCTGCAGAAGGTGCGAGAAGAAAGAAACAGGCTGCCACAGCCATTTATACATCAGCACTATGACGATAAAGAAAACATATTGTCACATCTACGTGTAGCTGACCGTGACCTAGAAGATGGCAGCAGCACGTTGATGGTAGAAGAGATACAGTCAGACTTGCATCAGCGTGGTCAGGAGCATGGGTATGCCAAGCCAAATGCTTTAGAGGATATCGAGGCGCAACTTAAAAGTGTAAACAGTGAGCTGCAAGCATTGAAATCAAGTGCAGTTACACAGTGGGCTGAAGAGAATATGCCTGAAGTTTACAAAAAGGCGTATACCTTTGATGGCAGCATAACTGCGGATGAGTCTACTGCTTTGCGAAGAAAAATGGTCAAGGCATTCGAAGAGGATTACAAAAAGCGCACAGGCAAAGATAGAAATGAAGAGTTTGAAAGGCTAGCAGATTTAAGAGACAGTCTAAAAAAACGGCAGCTTAAAACTATGAACGCTGCACCAGATATGCCATTTAAGTCTGATGACAAGTCTAGCTGGTATGACTTAGCATTTAAGCGCTCACTAATGGAAGCAGCTGATGGTGACTACGACAGCATATCATTCACTACTGGGCAGCAGCAGGTAGACAGATATGGTGAGTCAGCAGAGGGCGGTGTTAAGACGTTCTACGATAAGACGATGCCTAATCACATTAACAAGTGGGCTAAACAATATGGCGTTAAGCTAGAGCGTAAGCCTATAAGAGTTGGCGAGAAAGATTACGATATTGAACAATACGATGACGAAACGTATTTTGTTCGCGATGAGGAAGGTAATCACGTTGAAGATTTTGAGATGTATTCTGAAGCACTAGACTACATACAAAAGCACGCAGGTGTGCAAGACGTATACACTCTCAAGATACCTGAGAAAATGCGTAAGGATATACGCGAGAAAGGTATGCCATTGTTTGCACAGACAGGTTTGATGATTGGGGGTGCAACAGCTGCTAGTGGTTTGTTATCGCCTAAAGCACAAGCACAGGAAGAAAGCAAAGCTAGAAAAGAGATGACGCGAAAAGAAAGACGCGACACACCGCCTAGCCAAAACCTGTTAGATTATGCAACAGATAGAGCAGGAAGAGCTGCAGGTGAAATGGGGCTAGGACTGTTACAAGGTATAGGTGAGGGCGCTGATTTCTTCAAGCCTGAAAACTTAGCAGCTATGTATTTTGGGCTGCCACAAGTCAGTACAACTGGTCAGGATATAATGAAGCCACTTACTAGTAAGAGTTTCCTAGATGAAGATGAGGGCAAGCAAGCAGCAAGGTTAATAGGCTCTTTGTTCAGCCCTATTTGATAAATTATTTAAACAACAGTGACACCCATAAATTTGTTATAATCGGCTGACTTACTGGAGCCAAAAATGTCAATATCAACATTTGCAGAGTTAAAGAGCAGTATTGCTGATTTTCTTAACAGGTCAGACTTAACTACTGTTATACCGTCATTCATCAGTCTTGCTGAAGCGCAGATTAACCGTGACGTGCGTCATTGGCGCATGGACAAAATCACAACAATTAATGCGAACGCTGGCGTGGCAGAGACTGTGTTGCCTGAGAACTATCTTGAAACTAACAGCGTGGCATGGGCGTTTGATGGCGGACACCTTAAGTCATTGAATTTTGTAACAAACAAAGTATTTGCTGAAAGAAAGTACAATGCACAGGGTACGTTAGGCACGCCTGAAATATATTCATTTAAAAACAATGCAAATGTGCCAGCTCATTTTATACAGATATTGCCAGCACCAAGCAGCAACGGTTTTGTAACAATTGATTACATGGAAAGAGTGCCAGCATTATCAGACAGCACAACAACTAACTGGCTGCTATCAGAAGCACCAGATATCTATTTGTATGGCTCACTATTACACGCTGCACCATATCTGCAAGACGATGAAAGAATTAATGTATGGGCACAATTATATGGCGCTGCAGTTAAGCAGCTTAATGAATCGTCAGAGAAGGGTAAATTCTCACCTGACAGTTTAGGCATGAGAAAGCTAGGTTTAGATACTAGCAGGTCTAAACGAGCAAACCACGTTCGCTGGAGCTAAAACATGGCAACTACTACATATTCATTCAATCTCCCTGTTGTTGGTTCTGACAACGATACATGGGGAACAAAGTTAAATGAAAACTGGGACAAGACTGATGACTTGTTTGATGGGACGCTAGGCGTATCAGGCATTGATATTAATGGTGGCTCTATTGACGGCACTCCTATCGGTGCAGCATCAGCATCAACAGGTGCGTTCACTACCATATCTGCTTCAGGTGATATCACAGGTAATGTGAAAGGTGACATAAAGGCTACAGACGGCACAGTAGTGTTAAACAATGGCACAGATGGTACAGATGCTACGTTTACTGGTGCTGTAACAGGCAATGCTACAACTGCTACAACAACGGCAACGCCACGAGCATTTAGCGTGTCAGGAGATGTAGCAACCTCGGCTGGCGTAGACTTTGATGGCTCAGGTGCAGTTGATTTAGCCGTAACAATTACAAATACTTTGTGGGACAAGATATATCCTGTAGGAAGTATATACGCTACAACAGAGGCTTCATTCGACCCAAACGCCTCTTTTTATGGCACATGGTCATCATATGCAGCAGGTAGGGTTTTAGTAGGTCAGGATACAGGCGACACTGACTTTGACACCATTGGCGAAACAGATGGTCATAAAACGCACACGTTAACTGTCAATGAGATGCCTGCACACACGCATATAGAAAACACTGTGCCTGAAAGGAACGATATGTTTGTAGATAGTAGTCTTACGGTTACAGTGGCAAGCACTAGGTCTAGTGATGTTGATGCTGCAAGAACAACAGGTACAACTACATTTAGTACAGGTGGCAGTCAGTCACACAACAACTTGCAGCCATATATTGTTGTAAAATACTGGCGCAGAACAGGTTAATTAACTAAGAGGCAAAACAATGGCAAATCCATTTAAAGGGTCACCAGTAGAGCTACACGGCATGGTCTACGATATGGTCCCAGTAACACCAAATGACGGCACGGACAACGTAGGCACTGGTAACATTGCTGTTGGCTTGTACGTAACTAACGCAGGTGATGTATCTTTTGACAATAAAGATGGCGTCACTCGTACAGTCACTGTACCTGACAACTTCTATCTTGTGTGTTCTGTTAAGCGCGTTAAATCAACAGGCACATCTGCATCTGGTATTCACGCACTGGTGGTGTAAATGTTAAATTCGGGCGTATCATTACAAAGGCTTGCTACAAAAGCAGGGGTAGGCTTTACCCCAAAGAAACTGTTTTCCAATGGTGAAGCAGGGGTGTGGTATGACCCTAGTGACGTTGAAGCATCACTAACTTGGCGTAGGAATCTACTAGAGTATACAGAGAGTTTTGATAACAATTATTGGGCAAAGCAAAACTTAAACATTAATAGCAATCAAACTGTTGCGCCAGACGGCACAACTACTGCTGATAAAATAGCAGAGATAGCTACAAATACTACATATCATTTTGTACTTCGCGGCACTACATTAAGCGCAGGCATTTATACATTAAGCGCACACTTCAAAGCGAGTGAGCGTAATTATGCGGCTTTAACAATTAGAGCAAATGGCTCAGCAGATAGGATTGCTGTTTTATTTGATTTAGTTAATGGTACTGTGTCTGATACAGAAACATTTGGTTCTCCATCAAACACTTCTTATTCTATAACATCAGTTGGGAATGGGTGGTATAAGTGCAGTGTAACTGTAAGCCATACAAGCGGCTCTTTAACATCATGCTTTAGTCCGCATAATGACGGAAACGGTGATGGCATTATAAATTTAGATTACGCGGGCACAGCAGGGCATGGCGTATTTGTGTGGGGCGCACAGCTAGAAGAAGGCTCTACAGCTACAGAATATCAACCTATCCGTACTACGTTTGATAATGCGTTTAAGCAGGCTTTCCCTAAACATACGCTGTATCAAGACCACAACGGTGGAACCCCTGTAACTGGCTTGGGGCAGGCTGTAGGGCTTATGCTAGATAAGTCTGAGGGTGTTGCGCTTACAGAGAAGTTTGTTGACACAGAGTTTGATGTGCCTAGTGAGTGGGTGTTGGAGTCTCAATTATCTATTACTAATGGTGAACTAGATTTAGCCTCATCAGCTACATCAGGCGGTGCAGGTGCATATACTGATGGTGCTACAGTTGTTGGCAGAATGTATAGGATAGAGTTTGAAGTAGCAGAACTGTCAGGCACATCAATTCATGCGGCTTTGTGTAACAGCGCAGGCGGCAGTAATCAACAGGCAATCACGCCATCTGTTACTACTACAGGTAAGCATACATTCACAATCACAGCCACTGGCGCAAGCACTACTGGTGCTAGATTAAGATTTGCAAAAGGCTCTGGGCTAACAGCTAAAGTTTTGAACTTTTCTATGAAGGAAGTATCAGGCTCACACGCTACACAATCAGATTCTACTAAACGCCCTGTATTCGCAAGACATCCTGAACGCGGTAGAGTTAATCTGTTTAAGTACACAGAAGAGTTTGATAATGGATATTGGAGCAAAGGTCCAAACACAGTTGTAACAGCTAATTATGGTGTTGCACCTAATGGCACACAGACAGCTGACAGGCTAGAGTTGCCCGCATCAAGCGGTACTTACTTTATAGACTACATAACATTCGAGTCTGGCAAAACGTATACATATTCTATATACGCTAAAGCAACATCTGGCACTAGTAATTTTGACTTTTATTACGATAAGGGAGATGGCACTAACAGGCAAGTTGGACAGCAAACTGCAACTTCAGAGTGGCAAAGATTCGAATATACCATTACAACTGTAGGAACAAATGGCGGATTTGGAATAAACAATGCAGGCGATACATACGTAAGTGATATTCTTATCTGGGGAGCGCAACTAGAAGAAGCCAACGAAGCTACAGGCTATCAAAAAGTAGTAGACGATTACGACATTACAGAGAGTGGTTATAAGTCTGTTTACTATCTACAGTTTGATGGTGTTAATGATTGCATGAAGGTAAATAATTTGACCTCTTCCTCTACGCCATTGACTGCGTTGTTAGGCTATAGCAAGCAAAACATGGCTGCTACTTACTCCTATTTGCTAGATATAGAAACAGGTAGAACTGTTATAGGTACTGGTAGCACAGCAAACCGTTTACAAATTTATGACACTACAAACAGTTGGCAAGGCTACGCAACAACAGGCGAAATACAAGTGGCAACCATTAAAATGTTTGCTAATGATGCAAGCATTAGGAAAAACGGCATAGAAGAATTTACAACATCAAGTTATGCTATTGCCCCCATAGGCGGGCAAGTAAGTTTGTTCTCTGAACACAGTCGCATTGGCGCATACTCACAGGGCAACTTATATCAGTGTGTTGTTAGAGCCGCTACATCAACAGACAAAGAAATAGACCAAGCAGAGGAGTTTGTAGCTATTAAGACAGGCTTGAAGTCAGAAGTAGTAGGACTAGCTACATTAGACCTAAACTTTGGTGCTAACACATATACAGCTAGAAACAGCAATGGGAGCGTACTATGAGTACATTCAGTGAATTAATAGACTTTACACGCTCTTCTACTGGTACATACTTAGACAGTGTTGTGTATGGCGATGAGTTAGTTACTAATGGCACGTTTGATACTGACAGTGATTGGGCTAAAGGGACTGGATGGGCTATTAGTGGTGGTACTGCATCTAAAACAGCAGGCACAGGGTCATCAATAGTTTCTACTACTTTGAGTGGAACAATAGGTAAATCCTATTTGCTTACTTTTGATTTAACTCTTAGCGCAGGTGTTATCAACTCTACATTAGGCGCGTCTGTTACACCTGTTTACGACTCTTCTGGTAGTTATGCAGAAATTTTGAAGCCTACTACTACAGGCGCGTTTTACTTTTATGGCAGTGCTGCTTTTGCAGGCTCAATAGACAACGTATCTGTAAAAGAAATCATAGGCGGTCAGGGTACAGCAGGCACACCTCTACTTAGAACAGCAGATACTAACGAACCACGCCTAGAGTATGATGCTAGTGGTCAGCCATTAGGTCTGTTGATAGAAGAGCAGAGAACAAACTTAATTAGTTCAAGTAACTTCAATAATGTTACTAAGGAAAATGTAACTACAGTTAACGATTACGCGGTTGCCCCTGATGGAACGAACACCGCAGTTGCAATGTTTGAGACAACAAATAATTATTTTCACAGAGCATACAACACTGCATCTTTTTTAAATGGGAACACTTACACGCAAAGCGTTTTCTTGAAATCAATAGGCGGCAGGGCAGGACAGCTTACCATGACTTCTTCTGGATTCGGCACTATTCATGCTAACTTTGATTTAGTTAACGGTGTTGTAGGCACAAAAAATAATTGTGAAAGCCAGATTACGCCAGTTGGTAATGGTTGGTATCGTTGCTCTATAACAGCTACAGCAATAGGCGATTCGGGCGGTGATGCTAGTGTTGTTTCTGTGACATCACCAACAAGCGCAAGGCTTGAAAACTATGCAGGCGATACGTCTAAAGGGCTATTAGTTTATGGACTGCAAGTAGAACTAGGCGCATTCCCTACATCCTATATCCCTACAAGTGGCAGTACAGTTACTCGTAATAGTGATTTAGCACCTATACCAGTTGAGCGATTTGCTTTCGATGCAAGTGAAGGTACATTGTTTGTACACGCAGTAACAGCGTCAGGTCTAAACACAACCACTGGTCAATGTGCGGTATCTTTGTCTAGTGGAGCTACGGCAAACTGCTACAGGTTGCGTAAAAATGTTTCAACTGAAGAAATAGGTATGCTTAAAAGAGTAGGCGACAGCAATGTCATTAATATAAATGGCAAGATTGTTGGCGAAACATCTACCTTTAAAGCGTGTGGCAATTACAGCGCAACTGGATTAAGCCTATCTATAGATGGTGAAGATGTAATAACAGGTAGCGCATCATCAAGCACAATAACAATTTCTAAACTTGACGTTGGGACTAGCCCATTTGGTGATGCAGATTGTTTTAATGGACATATTAAGCGTATCCAATACTTCCCAACTAAGCTATCTAACGATGAATTAGTAGAACTAACCAAGCCATCATCCTCACCTACAATGAGTCTAACATTTGATGGGCAAGCAACCAGTGAATTAGTAGAGGGTTTACATGACTAAGACAGTAACTACAGGTAAAGCCACAGACCTAATCACATTCACTAGGTCTACTACAGGTACATATCTTGATAGCGTTAAGTACGGTGATGAACTAATAACTAATGGTACGTTCGATACTGATAGCGATTGGAGTGACCCTCAAAATAATTGGACTATATCTGATGGCGTAGCAAGCATGGCAACGACACCATCCTATACTCCTTTTTTCCAATACGGATTAGGCACAGAGCAAGGCAAAAGATATGTATTAACCTTCGATGTAATAGCATTAGATGGAAATTTGAAAGTAGATACTTGCTTTCCAGACGGTGGCGGCATAGGTAATGACACTTACTATGTTGTATCTACAACTGGTAGGCACACTTGGTATTTCACAGGGGCTACTGGCTCAGATGGCATTGGGATGTCAAGGCATACAGTTGCTAGTAGCTGTACTATCGACAACGTATCAGTCAAAGAAATCATAGGAAATCAAGGCACAAGCGGTGAGCCATTACTACGCACTGCTGATACTAATGAGCCTAGAATAGAATATGATGCAGACGGTAATCTAAAAGGCTTGCTGATAGAAGAGCAGAGAACTAACAACCTGCCTCACTCTAACAACGCTAGTTATTTAGCCCGCGGTGCGCCTATATCAGGCGAAAACTCTTACGAAGTACAAGCACCTAGCAATACTGAAACTGTTATCAAGTTAAATAAAACAGGTAGTGGTTATGGATATGCACGATTTTCTTATCCTACTCTGACATCAGCGCAGACCTTTAGTGTATTTGTAAAGAAAGGCACTGCCAGATATGTTGGTTTGCGTCAGCTTAGCACTGCTGGTAGTCATCTACATACAACCTTTGATTTAGAGACTAATACTTGGGTGCAAACTGGCTACTCTGACTCTAGGGGTTATCAGGACTACGGTGATGGTTGGCTAAGATTATGGGTTACAGATAACAGCAACACAAAATCATGGGCTAGTGTTGCTATAGTAGGGGCGGACGGCAATGAAAATAACGGTCAAACAGGTACACTATACGTTTATGGCTTTCAAAGAGAAGCAGGCTCATTCCCTACGTCATACATACCAACATCAGGTAGTACAGTAACACGAACTAGTGAACAAGCATCGTTGAATGCATCACTGTTTGAGTATAATGGCAACGAAGGCACAACGGTTATAGAGTTTGATAAAGCTAACTGGGCATACACAACAACTTTTCCAAGAGCATATAGTTGGGGACATGGTAGTCAAAGCGTAGACATTTTGAATGATGTTTATAATTATGGAAACTCTCCACCAAACTCTGGAAAAATAAGATTTCGTGTAGATGACTCATCAGGTAATGCTGTATTTGGTGCTAATTTTATAAATGGTAGTGAAAACGATAATACAGCAAAAGTTGCGATAGCACTTAAAGACAATTATATGTCTATTGCATGGAAGGGCACAGTAGTGTTTACAGACACAACAGGAAACCCTGCTATTGACTTAGTAACGAAACTTCACATTGGCTCAAAGTTTATTGAGACAACAAGCGTGGTCAACGATTACATAAATGGGCATATCAAATCTATTAAATACTACCCTGTAAGATTAACAAACAATCAATTGAAGGCATTAACACAATGACACATTACTTAAAGTTTGAAAGCGAAGAGGCAATGCGTACAGCGTTAAGTGCCTATTACTTTGAAGATGATGAGGGCAACAGTGTTCTCTCAACAGGCAACCACGAATACGCTATCGATAACATTGGTTCTATCTTAGAGCCAACAGGTGAGACTGAGACTGACGAAGAGGGCAATGAGATACCTCTTATGAGTGCAGTAGAGGGATACCATGTAAACTTCTTAGGTGACTTACCTGAGAGCCTACAGGCATTTGCTATTGATGCGCCTGCTACACCGTATAGAATATTTGCGGCTATGCCAGTATATGAGGACATTGAAGAATGAACATCTTAACTACCCTAATCGTAACGGATGCAGACAAGGCATCAGCACAAGGCGTTATAAACACCTTACACACCACTGAGGAAGGCGCAAGCACTCAGGGTGATACATTGTTTAGTGTAGAACTAACTGACGGCACAGACACATTCTGGGCTACTACAGGGTTCTTATATGGCGATGACTTAACTGCTTTAATTAATACTGACTACATCCAGTATGCGTGTTTCCCTGCTGATTTAGACAAAGCATTAGAAGCTAACAGCTTAACTAGAGTAGAAGTGGAGTCTGAGGAAATCTAACATGGACGGTAACAGAGAAGCATTGCTGAAGCTAGAAGCGCATGAGAGAGAATGTGCTGCAAGAATGGAAAACATACAAGACAAGCTAGGTGTTGTAGATAAGCGTCTTGATATGGGTATGGACAAGTTTAAAAACATCGAGCGCTTGTTGTGGCTTTTGTATCCACTGATTTTAGGGCTAGACATCATTGGGCAAAAACTTATTTAAGGCTGCACTGTTATTGGTATCAAGTTTAGCGTTTGGCACAGAACAAGAAGGCAGCCTAAACACTAACAACGAAAACAGCACAGTGAACAGCAACAATGTTACTACTGATGAGAGCACGACTAATACTTATCAGGGCGCTGGCGCAGCATCAAAAATACCAGTAGGTTCAGCTATCAGCCCTAGTATGCAATCGTCAGGCATGGAAACGTGTTTAAAGGCAGCAGGCAGCTCCATACAGACAGTTGGCTTTGGTTGGTCTAGTGGTAAGTATGTATTAGATAAAGACTGTACACGTAGACGTGACGCAGCTCTATTAGACAAGTTTAATATGAAGGTGGCAGCCATCAGCATGATGTGTCAGTCAGTAGATGTCTGGAAAGCCATGTTTTCTGCTGGTACGCCATGTCCAGTAACAATAGGTGGCAAGTTGGTAGCAGGTAGGCGCAGCTATTTAGTAATGATGCAGAACCCAGAGTTACACATACCTGATTATGGACCAGATACAGAAGATTACTACAACACAATGTTAAACATAGGGGCGGAGCAAACAGATGAAGAAAGCGATAATAGGAGCATTAGCGATATGTTCCGTAGCAGCAAACAGCGACCAGCTAACTGATTTAGTTAATACATCTAATGCGATAGTTGACCAGATTGACCGTGGCATCTTGTTAGTAGGTGCTGCAACAGAATACGCATACGTAGGCGATGGTATGTCAGACGGCACGTTATCTACATCTGCACACATCTCTGCACAGCAAGTTACAGCTTATAACAACGCACTATCCAACTTTAGCACGTATCTGCCCTATGGCAGTGTTGAGGCTGTATTGCAGCAAGCGGCTGCAACAGAGCTAGAGCTTATGGAAGATAGCGTAGAAGTGTTCACAACTGCTGTTATTGAGATGAGCACCACTATACAAGTAGCTGAGATGGCTGATGAAAGCGTTGGCAACCCAGCTGAAGAAGAACAGGTGCAAGAATTTGTTGCACAGAACGAAGAAGTGCTGATGATATCTCAGGATACAGTAGATTCGTACAATGACAGTATAGATTCTATCGAGGAGCACGCTAATAAAGCTGCTGGGTACATTGCCGTGGCTGCAAATGAGGATGCTGTAGCGTTTTTAGAGCAAGGCGCTGTAAATAACAACGCTGTAGCAGAAGAAGCGACTATAACTTACAGTGCAGAGCAGCAATGGGTGTCTATGAAGTGGGCAAACACTAATAATGCGACTGCTGTATACCTAAATGGACAGAATTTTGGCTTAGATATGTATGTAGACCAAGAAACAGTGCTATATGCAGGTGCTGAGTCAGAGTTTTACCTAACTGGACCAACTGCGTCTGGCTATGATTGCTTCATGTATGAGATAGGATGTAGTTTTGATTGATGATACAGAGCTGAAGATTGGCAACACGTCATTTAAGGGTGTGTGGATAGGCATAGTGCTGGCAATTGGTACATCAATTGGTGGTACAGTTTGGACTGCTTCTAGTTTATACTCAAGGCTAGAGTCAGTGGAAGCTGTAAGCATACCTGATGTTGAGCCTGTTACTGAAAGAGTCACGCTAATCGAGCAAAGATTAGAGGACAACGATGTAGGGCAATTAAAGGGTAATTTAGCGGCTTTAGGCACTAACCTTGAAACTATATTAGAGCAGCAAGAAAAGCTGTTAGAACTCAAATCTGACGTCTCTAGGCTAGAGAAAGATATAGAAGCCATGAGAAGCACTGTAAAGCAGGCAGAAATCGTCAGTAACAGCTTAGGTGACGTAAGTGAACGAATTAAAAAAGTCGATTTAGAAATAAATAATTTGTGGGATGGGCTCGACTACGTAACGAGCAATCCATTGAGGTAGATATGTGGCAATCATTAGTTGGACCTATAGCTAATTTAGCTGGTGGCTATTTCAAGAACAAAGCGGAAGAGAAGCAGGCTAAGCATGAGGCTAAGATGAGCGTTATTAAGAGTGACGCTGATTGGGAGTCTAAGATGGTTGATGCTTCGGCTAGCTCGTGGAAGGATGAATTTTGGACGCTAGTGCTATCTGTGCCTGTCTTTATGATTGGCTACGCCATTGTAGTAGATGACGTCACAGTTATTGATAGGGTAGAAAAAGGCTTTATCGCATTATCTGGGCTGCCTGAGTGGTATCAATATTTACTGTTTATAGCTATAAGCAGTAGTTTTGGTATCAAGGGTGCAAGTAAGCTGATGAATCTAAGGAACAAATAATGGCAACAGTACCATTTGACATACCAGCAGGTGTTGTACGGCACGGCACAGACAGCGAGTCAGCAGGTCGATGGCGTGATGTAAATTATGTGCGCTGGGAAAACGGCTCGCTGCGTCCTATAGGTGGCTGGCACGCACGCGAAGATAGAACTGACACAGCAAACACGGTAGAAGTAACACTAGGCACAAATGTGAAAGCGCGTGCAGCGTTAGCGTGGAAAAGCACATCAGGCACAGCGTGGATTGCTGCAGGTAGTTTCAACAATCTATTCAGCATTAATGAGGCGGGTACAGTAACAAGCATATTAGCTTCTACTATATCAGGAGCTACTGATGGCGCTGCAGAGAATGTTGGTTATGGTAAATATCTATACGGCAAGGGTTTTTACGGTGAGCCACGACCTACGTCTGGTGTTTTAGGTGATGGCAGCACATGGTCGCTAGACAGCTGGGGTGAGTACCTCGTAGCAGTAAATTCACATGACGGTGTTTTGCGTCAGTGGACTTTGACTGGCACTGCAGACCAAATTAGCACAACAGACACAGCTTTTCCTGCTAATAACGACAGCGTGGTAGTAACAGAGGAAAGATTCTTATTTGCGTTAGGCGCTGATAACGACCCTGCTAAAATCAAATGGTGTGACCGTGAAGATAATACAACATGGACACCATCTGCCACAAATGAAGCTGGCGACATTATATTAGACACAGTTGGCAAGATACAGCTAGGCTTACAGGTGCGCGGTAGAACGCTTATTTTAACTACAACAGATGCTCACGTAGCAACTTACAGTGGACCACCAGCAGTATATGGTTTTGAAAAAGTAGGCAGCAATTGTGGCGCTGTTAGCCGTCACTGCGCTGTAGCACATGAGCAAGGTGCATTCTGGATGGGCACTAATGGCTTTTATTTTTATGACGGTCAGTCTGTACGTGATATACCGTGTGACGTGCAAGATTACGTGTTTAAAGGGATGAACTTTGAGCAGCAGGGTAAAGTATACGCTGTCAAAAACAGTAGGTTTAATGAGATATGGTGGTTTTATCCAAGCACATCTACTGCTGAAAACGACAGGTACGTGTATTACGATTACAAAGAAAATCACTGGGGTATAGGTATATTAGACAGGACCGCAGGTGTTGATGCTGGTGTGCACAGAACGCCTATATGGTTTTCTGCTACTGGTAAAGTATATGACCACGAAACAGGTTATACACATGAGCACACTGATAACGGTGAGCAAGTGTTTAGTTATGCTGAGTCAGGACCAGTAGAAGCAGGGCAAGGTGAGCGCATAATAAATGTGACAAAAGTTATCCCTGACCACAAAGCGCAAGGTGAGCATAACTTAGTTTTTAAAACACGAAACTATCCTAACGACCCTGAGACAACGAAGGGACCATTTAGTGCTATATCACCTACAAATGTGCGACTACAGGGCAGGCAGTTTAGGCTGCGAATCGACCCTAATAGCAAGCAAATAAATTACGATGATTTAGCGCAAGAAGCATTAAAAGTAAGTATTAGAAAAGCTAGTCCATACTCAGATGTATATATAAATGGTAGGCATATATTAGATATCACTAACGATGGAAATGTTAGCGGAGCTGACGCTGTAGCTATTCTCGCACATGGCGCAGGCACACAAAGCTACGACTGGATAACAAACGAAGTTATTCCATATACATTGGCTAATTATCCAGAAACTGCAATAGTGTTTGACGTAACCTACAACACGCAAGATTGGACGTTAGGCAACCTAAAATTAGAAACTAAGCTAGGCGGAGCTAGATGAGCTACCAAAACAGACCACCAGCGCTAGCAGGCAATGTCAATACATGGGCAGAGCGCCTAAATGATTGGCTTGTACGCAATAAGTCTAAGCTAGGGTATTACTTGGCTGGTCAGTCTGCTGCAGAAGATGGCGTCTTGTTATGGGACGCAGATAACAGCAGATTAGTGGTATCGTCTAATGGGTCATGGGTTGCTGTGTCTGGCGGTGGCGGCAGCATAACAAATTATCTACGCGATGATGCTGATGACTCTACTAACTTTAGACTTACAATGGGTGGGCTTACAGTAGACACAGACACTTTGTACGTTGACAGCACTAATCATGAAGTTGGCATAGGCACTACAGACCCATCTGAAAAACTTGAAGTTGTAGGCAATGTTGAAGCTACAGAGTTTATAGGTGATTTGCGTGGAGCGGTAGTATTTAAGGCGAAAGCAGGTGAGGCTCTTACTAAAGGCAATGTCGTTTATATATCAGGAATATCTGGCAACACAACAGTAGTAAGTAAAGCTAGAGCTGATGACGCAGCTAAGATGCCAGCGTTTGGCTTAGCAGCGAAGACTGTGTCTATCAATGCAGCGCTAGAAGTTTACACGTTTGGCACTTTATCTGGTTTAGACACTAGCAGCTTTACAGAAGGAGACGAGCTGTTTGTGCAAGCAGGCACAGCTGGTGGCTTAGTAGCAACTGCACCAACAGGCGAAGGCGCGCAGATACAAAAGATGGGAAAGGTTACAAGGTCGCACGCATCGTCAGGCACTATCAAGATTATGGGTGCAGGTCGGACAAATGCTACGCCTAACTTGAATAATGGTAATTTTTTCTTAGGCAATGTTAATAACATAGCAACTACCGCATCATTTTCGCAAGAAGTAAGTAATTCAACAACAGGCAAGGCAAACAAATCAGGTGATACATTTACTGGCGATGTCATTATTAGCGGTACAAATAACTTAGAAGTAGGAGAGCTTCATTCAGTTACAGGCAGTAGAAATGTTGTCAGTGGTTATGACAACACAGTGTCTGGTAGTAACAATAACGTATCTGGGCAAAATAATACTGTTAGTGGTGATGTGTCTTTAGTTACTGGCTACGCAAATGTTATAGGCTCTAGTGGCAATAGAGGTATAACTGCAGGATACAACAACTACAACTATAGCCAAAATAGTATAATAGTAGGCAACAGTAACAACACTAGCTCTACTGGTCATAACTCTATAGTAGGTGGATATAACAACTCAGCAAGCGGCAATCATTGCCTTGCTGTTGGGCATCAATGTCAAGTTGGCTCTGCAACAAAGTGGTTTTCTACTGGTTTAGGTTATCAAACGCAATCACTTGGCACTGCTAGTTTCACAGGTGGTAGGTCTACATATGACGGCTCAGTAAAATATACCCGAGTAGATGCAGATGCAGGGTTTGCTTTTGGTACTGGAAATCATGTATTTGCAAATGCACCAAGCAGTATTGCGCTAGGAACTTTAACACATTGTGGTGAAACTTCACCTGCTACTGGCGTTACAGCAGCACAGTCTATGGCTATAGGTTACAGGTCAAAAGCCTATAAAGACAACAGTTTTGCAGGTGGTAACCAAAGTTACTCCTTCGGTGATACATCGTTTTCATTTGGTAATGGTGCAGTAGCTAGTAATGGTTTTTCAAACATTGCACTAGGTAGAGGTATTACAACGCCTGTTAGTGGTGGCTCAGCTACTACTATTGGAGCTGTAAGTGTAGGTCAATTCAATGAGTATGCTGTAACAACAGCGCAGCACTTTAGTGTAGGAACAGGTACAGGTGACGGCTCACGATACACGTCAATGTATGTTGGTCCACGCTCTAGCGCAGATAGTGGTATAGTTATGCGAGCGCTAAAAGATTCAGCTAACTACGCAAATGACAGCGCTGCTGCGACTGGGGGCGTGCCATTAGGCGGCTTGTATAGAAGCAGTGGTTACGTAAAGATTAGGATGACATAATGGCTATTACATGGGATATCAAAGAGTTAAAAACTAACGCAAATAATGGTGTTAATTATGTGCTTTATTTTGCGTGGGATGAGGAAGTTACTGGTGAAGGCTTAGAGTCTAGAAGCTATCATGGTTATTATGATGCTTTTATTGAATACACGCCAGACCCAAGCGCAGAGGGTTACACAGCATTTAACGACCTCACTAAGGACCAAGTTATAGGATGGGTAAAAGCCTCGTTAGGCAGCGAACAAGTGGCTACAATAGAGGCTGCTATAGCCACACAAATTGCAGACAAAAAACAGCTGCAAGGTCCTATAGCGATGCCGTGGGAATAAGATAACCTTATTATTAAGTCATACAACAGATTATGGTATACTCGG